CAATAGACCAAACATTTTCACCATAATTCCAAATGACGTATTTGTTAGGAGCGTATTGGTTATCACCGCTTGGGAATCCCCACCATAATTCATTGAAGTTAGAGTTATGACCGCCCCAACAAGCCTGTTTGCCAGACACATTTAGTTGATCGTAAACATAATCATGCACTTCGCATGGTATTTCTCTAACAGTGCCATCGTATACAAAGAAAGAGTTTTCACCCATCCACGCTAGGAAGTTACCAGTAGAAACAATAGAACGTCTGCTAACTGTTTTGCAGTTAGTTCCAGCATCAGCAATACCATAAACAAAAGGTGAACCAGCATAGAACATTCTGCTAATACCAGTATCACTAAAAATAATAATGTCATTGCCAAATGATGCTGCCATGATAGCTCTGCCACCTGTAGGGATTTGTAAATCACCTGCGGTGTTAGTAGCTTTAGATGTCCAGTTAGTATTATCTTCTCTGTTTGACCATGATATTTTTCTTGGATCTCCGTCTGAACCTATGGCAACTAAATGTCTTTCGTTGGTTACAATAATTGCTTGACACCCTGTGGGTGCGTTAGATACGACTGTGGCTATGGTATCAGGTGATCCACCTGCTGAGTCTGGTCGCCATTGGTAAATCTTACCATCACCAGAAAAACAAAAGTTTAAATGCTCTCCCCAGTTATCAAAAGAAAAATGACCCGATCTTAAAGGTAATCCTGATTGTGAACGAGCATCACCATAATCTTCTACATTGTAATTGTATGCACCATAACCAAGAGGGTCATTAGACGCATCATTCACAAAGCCTACAGGTGTAATGTCAGTCCAAGTGTTGTCGTATAGGACATAAACTTTTTCTCTTGTACCGACTGCCAGTATAGGCTGACCTAAATTATCGTTATAGGCGTACATCCCAATGGGTGCGCCATCTAGTGCTGTGGCTCTAAGTTTTGTCCAGCCACCTATAGGTTTTAAATATCCGTTTTCAAAACGAACTAAATTTCCATCAACCCAACGGCCTTTATTGGCATAATCAGTTCCATTTTTGACTATACCCGCAGGAGGTGTGATTGGAAATAATGCCATTCAATTAAGCAACTAATTGTTTTGTTTCGCTTGTTGGATTTATTTCGTTTGCAATTTTTGCATCAAGGCTATCTTTTAAAGATTGTACCTCTTCTTCACCCATCGCATTTTCGACCCAGCCTTGTACTTGAGCAGCAGTTACGCTGTCAAAGTCTGTGAAGTTTGAAAGATCTGAGGTGTCTAATGCTTGTGTCCCATAAACACTTGCAGTGTAAGGATTGCCCTCTGGATCTAATTCAGTATCAGTGGCGTTTAATCGCCAGTGTACGTTATAGATTACATTGGTGTGATCTTCGTCAGTAGGGTATACATCTACTGTGTTTACATTCCATTCATAAGATATGCTCATAATTTTTTCCTCTTAGTTTATTAGCTTTCTAAAGCTGTTATACGAGCCTCTAAAGACTCAATAATTGTTTGTTGTTCTTGAATAGCTTTAACAAGCACTGGAGTAAGTTTTCCATAATCAACACCCCAAGGATTTTCTTTCTCATTTTCTCCACCCTCAGATACCGCCCAAGGATAATGTTCATTTAATTCTTGAGCTAAAAATCCTCTACTTTCAGCACTTTTCATATCAACAGTTTTATTTTCTGTTACGATATTTTTCCAAGTAAATTTAACAGGATTCATTGCAAGAACATCTGTTAATCCCTCAGTCATTGATTCTACATTTTCTTTTAATCTTGAATCAGATGCTGACTGATATTGCATTGTTCCGCTTACATCTTGTATTTGACCAGTCAAAACATTTTCGTCTGTTCTAAATTCTATATAGTTTCCTGCTGTTGTATTTTCATGTCTGATTCTTACTACTGTATCACTATTGCTGGTACTGGTTTGAGCAAATCTACAAGCTGGTTTGGCTACACCTCCAGTGGAATGTAAATATGCGCTGTTAATAGCTCCAGAAATTGGATAGGCTGTACCAGCGCCTCCAACCAAATCACCATAAAAACGAGTATCTCCATCACCATTAATTCTCATGCGTTCATCTGAACTGCTACCATTACTAAACAATATTTCGTTTGTGTCTGTTATTGATATTCTTGCTCTTTCAGCAGAATCATCTCTAAAGAAAATATAATTTGCTTGGTTTCCACCTGCTTGTATATCAAGTGCGGCCCAGTTAGTGTCGCTGTTTGTAATTTTTAATTTAGTGCTTCCACTTCCCACAACGTCTAATCTGTTNGANGGACTTGCCCCAATTCCAACATTTTCATTTGCATCAATAATTAATGCGTTAGATGTAGCATTATCATCAATACCAGTTGAAGTAAATCCTGTCAGCGTTCCAACACTTGTAATATTTGGCTGTGCTGCTGTGGCTAGTGTGCCTGTAATAGATGTATTAGCGGTTAAAGTAGTAAAAGTACCTGCCGCTGGAGTGTTGCCACCTATGACAGAGCTATCGATTACTGCTCCGTCTAAGTTTATTGCTACCGATGTACCAGTAGCACTAAAGATTGCATCTAAGTCATCTAAGTCGTTGTTTAACTTATTTCCCCAGGTATCAGTGGATGCACCAACCTCTGGTTTGGTAAGGTTTAAATTAGTAGTAAATGTATCTGCCATAATGTGTTAATGTTTTTAAGTTTAATTATAAACAATATAATTAATCTTCGTATAATTATTCTTCTAAAATATTCTAATCTGATGCAATTGTAGAATTATCTAAAAAGGTTTGATAATCGGCTTTAAGCTCATCAGTCCAAACTGCGTTGCAGATTGCTTGTACTTCTGCTGATTCACCGCTTATATCGTCTAAGCAATTTACAACGTGTCTGTGAAAAGATCTGCTCAACTCCACATTATCCTCACTAATGACTGTAGCAGTTCGTACATGTACAGCTTTGTAGTCTCCTACAATTTCTATTTTATCTTCTTTTAATTCTTTTGTTATCATTTTTTCTCCTGTCTGTGCCTAGAATCCATTAGGCGTATGTTAGTTAACTTTGTACACAATAGAAAGCATTATTGCCGCGGAAGGACTTGTACCTTCATCGGCATCTGTAACTCCACTTATTGACGAACCTTTAAGCAAGTTCAAAAAGCTACCTCCGCAGTAGCCAGAGACTGATGTAGTAGTTTCATCAAAGGAAAACATGTTGCAATAACTTACATTTATCACATCTGAAAATGGGTCACCCGAAAACGGAAGACCGCTAATTCTATAGTTTCCCACTACAGTTGAAGTAAGCATATTGATACTTGTCAGATAACATGACAGCCTTACTGTATCCCCAATCTTTGTATAAGTAGCTTCGTTAACTGTAAAACCAGTAATTGACCCAGAAGTAGAGCCTACAATAGTAGGAGTCCAAGTACCCTCTTCATAGTCATCCAGTTGGTTTGCAGCAGCAGTACCGCCTAGATACACACCGCCTGAAAGGTATAGGTCTTTGAATTTACTAAAACTAGTACCTAAATCAATAGCGCCATCTCTTGTGTTTCCATTTGCGCCTGACGGATAAACAGCATCTCCTGTTGCATAAAAGTTTAAATTGGTATCCCCTGTTCCAACGAACAATCTATCGCCAAGGTAGCTACCAATACTTCCAATTGTTGTGCCGCTTCTTTGTAAATGTAAAATTTCACCGTCTGATGTTTGGCGATTAAGTGCAGCAACGACACCCGCTCTTGCAGATTCAATGAAACCTCCACCAATAGCTGTGCCAAGGCTTGTAGAAGCGTTTGCTATAACTGCTGTAGTAGTACCCACCAACAAGTTACCTGATGAGTCGAACCTAGCATACTCTGTAGTACCTGCATTGTTTTTAAAGGTAGTAGTGTCGCCACGTAAACCACCTGAAAGGTAGAGTTCTTTGAATCTTGAGTTACTAGCGCCTAAGTCAGTTGTCCCATTACGTGCAACATCTGCAGTGCTTCTGGGTATTATTGCATCGCCTCCGTCATAAAAACGAAGTCCTGTGTCTGCCGTCCCTGTAATTAAGTCGCCAGAAATAGAAGTGGTTACTGTAGCGCCTGCGTCATAAGGTATATTTGAAAGCTTTAGACCGCCTGAAAGGTAGAGGTCTTTGAATCTTGCGCCTGAGAAACCTAGATTAATAGCGGCGTCTCTGTTTGCGCTACCGCTGTATGGAATAATAGTATCTATTGCAGAATGCATTAATAGGTGAGTGTCATCCGTGCCTATACGGATATAACCGCTGTTAGTACCAATACTTCCAACTGATGTGCCGTCTTTGCGGAAGTCTAAAATTGTTCCGTCAACACTTGTTTTATTAAAGATAGCTACTTGCGAGTCAACGCTACCGCTAACAGTAAAGATTGATGAAACTGAGCCTCTTAAACAAGTTCCTGCTGTACCAACATCAACACTCGTCTTACCCACCAACACGTTGCCTGATGAGTCTATTCTCATGCGTTCTGCATTATTTGTCTTAAAGCCTAAATCATCTGTATTTGGGGTGGTTATATATTTTGCACCAGCCCCGTTACCTTTTAATGTTAAACCTGCAAATCTATCTATTTCAGCATAATTAGTGTTTGTAGCATCTCTTGATGTAATAGTGCCATCACGAACATCTAGCTTCTCACTTGGCGAACTAGTACCTATTCCAACGTTGCCTGATGAGTCTATTCTCATGGCTTCACTTAGGGTTGAGCTAGTTGAACCTGATGAAGTGTAGAACTTCATTGCACTATGAGCCGATAAATTTCCTGTACTTGTAAGTTCGACATCAATCGCACCAAGAACTTTATCGTATCCTGCTACAAATTGAGATGTGTTTTGACTAAATGTTAAAGATGCACTTTTACCACTTCCTGCTAAAGAGGTACTAAGAATGTCTAACATACCTGCTTGAGTTGCAGAAACAGTTACATCCGTACCAGTAATAACTGCATTTTCTCTTACTACACTATAGTTATTAGTTGCACTTACACTACCAACAGTTAAAAGCGATACTGGCGAAGTCGTTCCAATTCCAACGTTGCCTGATGAGTCGATACGCATGCGTTCTGAGTTGCTAGTACCAAGTATTAGGTCGTTAGTTTCGAAGTTCCAAAAATAACCTTGTTCACCTGACCCAAGCCCAACAAAGACCCCATCAGAAGACGTAGAGCCTGTTGTACTGTTAGTAAACAGTATTGCAGAAGCTAGGCTATCTGATTTGTTAATATGTAACAGATTTTGGGGACTACTTGTACCAATTCCAACCTTGCCTGATGAGTCTATTCTCATGCGTTCTGAGCCAGAGGTACTAAACAACATAGCGTCATTGTCGTGGTAATAACGGATAAGACCTGCATCATTATCAGCACTGTCACCAAAGGCAATCCGACCATCTGCACCAAGAATACTTAACCCCACATTAAATGGGTGTTCTAAAACAAGTTCTTGAGCAAAGTCTGAACGTGTAACTCCAGACGAGCTACGAACAATATTTACGTTGCCTTGAGGACTAGTCGTTCCAATACCAAGCCTCTCAGCGCTTGCATCCCAGTATAGAGCTTGGCTAGTTCCTGTTGAGTTGTAGAAGCTGATGTCGCCGAAACGCATTTGCATTAGCTGTGTGCCATTGTGATAAAACTTAAAACCATCAACTGTAGAATTAAAGTTTGTAAATGAAGCACCAAAGTCGAGTTCAAGTTTCCCATTAGTCCCGCCATCACGTTGAAAAATAATATCAGTTGTGGTGGGCACATCAACAGTCAAACCATCCATTGTGGCTGTACCTGTTACGTCTATTCCTGTGGCTGTGGTGGCTAGTTTTTGTGAGTTGTCATAATATAAATTAAGTGAGCCATTAGCGTTAGCTACTAAATAATTTTCATTATCAGCAGATTGCAACCTTAAAGCATTTGATGCCCTTATAAATAAATCACCTGTACCTGTATCACTTATTAAACTAGCAGAACCATTATGATAAATCTGCAAATCTGAACCAGCTCCAAAGATTAACTTCTTGTTATCAGCAAAGTTTATTTGATTGGGATTAAGATTAACTTGTGTACCAGAACTGCTAAAAATAGCATCAAGAGTATCTAGGTCGGTGTTAAGTTTTGTACCCCAATCTAAAGATACATCAGGTTCTGGTTTAATTAAACTCAGATTAGTTGTTGTAGTGTCTGCCATTTATGCTGCCTCTTG